GGTTCAACTGCAATCCGGAGGGGTCTTCCCATTGGTTTTACCGAGAATGGATTTTGAAAGCAGAGGCACACAACGTGCTGCACCTGCATTTCGCCATGGCGGACAATCTGGCCTTAGACCCGGCGGTGCGGGCACGGTACGAGACGATGTATACCGGCGTGTTCTACGACCGCTACATCCGCGGCTTGTGGGTAGCAGCGGAAGGGTTGGTCTATCCCAACTTTGACGCCAAAAAGCATGTTATCCAGGCACTTCCGCAGGATGGCCTATATTACATCTCCGTGGACTACGGCACGCTCAACCCGTGCAGCATGGGACTGTGGTGTGTGAATGGTACGGAGGCCGTCCGAGTGGATGAGTATTACTGGGATGGGCGACAACGGCAGCAACAAAAAACGGACGAAGAGTATTACACGGATTTGGAGGCGTTGGCTGGTGACCGGATGATACAGGATGTGATTGTAGACCCGTCGGCGGCCTCCTTTTTGACGACCATCCGACGCCACGGCAGGTTTAGGGTGACGGGTGCTGACAATCGTGTCTTGGACGGCATCCGCTACACCAGCACCCTGCTGACGGCGGGGAGGATTAAAATCGCAGAGAGTTGCAAAGACATCCAACGGGAGTTTTTGGCATATGCCTGGGACGACAAAGCCGGGAAAGATGCGGTCATCAAGGCCAACGACCATGCAATGGATGACATGCGTTATTTTGTGATGACGATTTTGGCACGATATTACAGGTGGTAGACGATGATACAAGAGTTTTTGAGTTGGGCAAGGAGGGTGGTGCAGGTTATGTTTTCTCCGGCGACAGTCAAGAGCGCGGTAGGAATGGATTTGCCGATCAGCAACGAGATGATGACAGCGTTAGACCTGTGGCGCAGGATGTATATCAACGACGCACCGTGGCTTAACGCAGATGTACGCAGCCTTAATCTTCCGGCGGCGGTGGCGTCAGAGCTGGCGCGGCTGGTCACGCTGGAGATGCAGAGCGAGGTCGCCGGCGGCGCACGAGCAAAATACCTCGGCGAGCAGTACGATCGCTTGCTGGCGAGTATCCAGCCTTATGTAGAGAGAGCTTGCGCCATGGGCGGTGTGGCATTTAAGCCGTACTTGGACGCAAGCGGCGGCATCAGTGTGGATTGTACCCCGGCAGACCGGTTTTTTCCGCTGCGCTTTGACAGCTCTCGTAACGTGACAGCTGGCGTATTTGTTGACCGTTGCGCAAGAGGTCGGCAGTATTACACCCGGTTTGAGGTGCACGAGATGGAGGGCAGCAACTGCATCATCCGCAACAAGGCGTATGTGTCCAACAGCGAGGAAAACCTGGGTATGCCGTGCGCGCTCAGTGCCCTGGATGCGTGGGCGGAATTGCAGCCGGAAACGACGATCGAAAACGTGGAGCGCCCTCTGTTTGGGTACTTCCGCGTGCCCCTGGCCAACAACATCGACCCAGAAAGCCCACTGGGTGTGTCGGTCTACGCTAGAGCTGTGGAGCAGATCAGGCAGACGGACGAGCAGTGGGCGCGCATCCAGTGGGAATATGAGGGCAGCGAGCTGGCTATTGACATCTCCGACCAGGCATTTCAGATGGATACTAGGAGCGGCAAGCCCAAAGTGCCCAAGCACCAACAGAGGCTGTTCCGCCCGCAGCGTCTGGGCGGCGTGACGGACAAGCCTCTATACGAGGTGTTTAGCCCGGCTATCCGTGACAGCGCACAGTTTAACGGCCTCAACCGGATGTTACAGAGGGTGGAATTTAACACCGGCCTAGCCTACGGGACGCTCAGCGACCCGCAAACAGTGGAAAAGACAGCGGAGGAAATCAAGGCGAGCAAACAGCGCAGTTACTCCACCGTCCGTGCTATGCAGGGTGCGCTGCAATCCGCACTGACTGACCTAGTGTATGCCATGGACGTGTGGACGACCATCGGCGGCCTGGCGCCGGCGGGTGAATACGAGATGACGTTTGTCTGGGATGACAGCATTGTAACGGATACGGACAAGGAGTTTGCCCAGCGCCTACAGATGGTCAGTGCCGGTGTCATGCGTGCAGACGAGCTGCGGCAATGGTATCTTGGCGAGTCCGAGGAGGAGGCCAAGAAGAATGTGCCGGAGCAAGATGCAGGCTTGTCCGGCTTGTTTGGCGGTGACGGCTGATGCTCTCTCCAAAGTGGCTGGCACGCTGCACTGCCCCAATCGCGGAGCTGTACGCCCAGGCAGAAAGCTCTATCCTGGACGACATGGCCAGGCGCATCAGCACCTATGACTTTTACATTCCGGCGGCGCAGTACCAAGAGGAAAAGCTCGCCATGATGGGCATGACCCGTCAGGAGATTATTGCGGAGCTATCCAAGCGCACCGGCAAGACTCGCCAGGAGATCCAGGCGGTCATGGAGGCTGGGGCGGAAGAAACCCATAACAGTGATGGTGCAATCTATGAGCAGGCAGGGAAAGAGGTGCCGGGAAAAATCAGCCCCCAAATGCGGAGAATCATCCGTTCCGGCCTGAAGCAGACAGCAGGGCTGTTTGATAACTTGACCAAGACAACGGCGAAAACGGCCACCAGGCAGTTTGAAAAGGCACTTGACCTGGCCTGGCTCCAGGTGAGCACCGGTGCAATGGATCCGCAGTCCGCCACGCGGCATGCTATCAAGAGCCTGTGCAAGGCGGGTATTCAGGCAATTGCCTACCCGACGGGGCACAGTGATACCCTGGAGGTGGCAGTGACTAGAGCGCTGCGCACCGGCGTCAATCAAACCGCCCTGAAGATGCAGGAGCAGCTTGCGGATGAGATGGGCTCCGACCTAGTGGAAGTGACCGCTCACGCTGGCGCACGGCCTGACCACGCCAAATGGCAGGGCAAGGTGTACAGCCTGACCGGCAAGACGCCGGGCTACCGGACGTTGGCCAAAGGAACCGGCTACGGTACCGGCGCAGGCTTAGGCGGCTGGAATTGCCGGCATAGCTTCTTCCCGTACTTTCCAGGGCAGAACAGCGCCTACAGCCGGGATGAGTTGGAGGAGTACACCAAGCCGGACGCCGTAGAGTACCACGGCAAGAAGATGAGCTTGTACGAAGCGGAGCAAACGCAGCGCAGTATAGAACGCAATATCCGCCGCTGGAAACGGGAGAACAACGCCATGAAGGCGGCAGGGCTGGACACCACGGAAAGCGCAGCTAAGGTAAAGCTGTGGAATGATCGGTACAAGGATTTTTGCGCCAAGACCGGACTGAAACAGCAGAAGCAGAGGAGCGTTGTCTATACACACCTTGCCAAGAAAAACGTTGCAACTCCCTCGAAAATCGGTATACTAAAAGAGACGAAGTACGAAAACGTCCCAGTTACAAAACAATCCATAGACGCAATTCCGCTCATAAAACCATCCGGATGGACGGAAGAGACATCGAAGAAATTGCAAGAGGCACACCGCGAACTGTTGCGGTTTGCGAGCAAGCAGCCTGTAGGTGTGGAGGTTGGCACTGCGTATGACCTCTCCATGAAGCGCATTGATAAAATGCAGGTAGGCGAACGAGGAAGAATTTATATCCAGGAACATCCTGTTGACCATATTGTGATACACAATCACCCGTCATCTACTCCATTTAGTGAAGGGGATATAACCCTTTTCATCAGGAGGGCCTGCCTGAACACTCTTACAGCTGTCGGAAACAACGGATGCGTGTACTTACTCCACAAGACGGACGAATTTGACGGACTTGAGATGTGCACGGACTTCTTTCAGGCGCAATTAGAATTGAAAAAGTTTGTGGATGACATGGACATAGACGGGTACATCGAGCGACTGAAGAAATTTTTAAGGGAGGCAAAGCGATATGGCGTTGAATTTATCGAAGGCTGATCGCGAACGGTTGGAAGCTGGCTTAAAAGCGGCAGAGCCGTATGACCCGGATGACCCGATTTTAAGCACGCTGGACGCTGACATTGATGCCAGACGCTTTTTCGCAACTATGGCCAAACGATTCTTAGAACAGGACGATAGAGAGAAGGCCGAGCTTGCGCAAAGCAAGCAAGAAAAATAAACTGACAGAAGCACAGTGCAAACGCACCGTGCTTTTTTCATACTAAATTTGTCCCGGAACGACGTAAAACTTGCCCAGCCAAGCGGACGCAACCCGTGTTACCAAAGCGTAGGTGCGGAAGGAGACCACATGAAACGAGAAGACATTACTGCACTGTTGCCGGAGATCACCAAAGAGCAGTTGGATAAGATCATGGACTTGCACGGCAGGGACATCCAGGCGCAGAGCAACACCATCACCACGCTGACTGCTGAGCGTGACGGCCTGAAAACCCAGTTGGCCGATGCCACGACCGAGATCCAGTCCTACAAGGACATGGACATTGACGGTATCAAGACCAAGGCGGCGGAATGGGAGACCAAGTACAACACTGACACGGCGGCGCTGCGGCAGCAGCTGGAAGACCAGCAGTATGGCTATGCTGTCGAGTCTGTGGCAGGTGGTCTCAAGTTTTCCAGCGCCAGTGCCAAAAAAGCGTTTTTGAGCGACTTGACAGCAAAAAAGCTGACGGCAAGCTGCTGGGCTTTGAGGACTATGTAAAAACCTATAGAGAGCAGGATCCCGGAGCGTTTGCACCGGAAGGTGCGCCTCCCCGTGTGGTCGCTGGCACCAGCGGCGGCACAGGCGGCAAAGACGCCTTGTCGGCAATCGCAAAAGCGATGGGGATCCCGGACAAAAAAGATTGATGAAAGGATTTTGAATTATGCCCAATGTAATTGAGCTGGCGAAAGCCTATGTACCTCTGCTGGATGAGG